TCACTTTACCCCATCAGAAGTTTTGATATCAGCACCTGTTGCCCAGCAGATTAAAGATGGTGTTTTCAAAGAACTACGCAGGGTTAGACCAAGAGATCCTAATTGGATGCCCAAGGCTAATCGATTGGAAAAAAACCCCTCGCATTATATCCAAGGACTTACTGCTCAAAAAGCAGATGCTTTCCAAGGTAGACATTCCGCTGGTGGTCTTTGCATCTTGTTTGATGAGGCTAGCGGTATTGAACCAACCTTCTGGGAAAGAGCGGAGTCGATGCTTTCAGCATCCAAAGAGAATTGCTTATGGTTTTGTATTTTCAATCCATACGATGCTTCATCACCAGCATACTTTGCTGAGAATTCGCCTGACTGGAAAGTGTTTCATTTGTCTGCTCTCGACCATCCTAATGTTGCTTTTAAAGCGGATCTTGTTCCAGGTGCAATCAACTATGAGTATGTAGAGAACCGCATCAAAAACGAATGCAGAACCGCTAGAGAAGGTGAGGAATCTGAGCCAGGGTTTTTCACATTTAATGATCACAACTACATGGTTGAAGACCCGCTGTTTGATATTCAAGTTCTGGGAAGATACCCAAGCAAAGCTATTAACTCGGTATGGGGTGCTTTGGCACTTAAACAGATCCTTGATCCTATTCCGCTTAATAAAGATTGGGTGGTTCAAATCGGTGCTGACCCTGCAAGGTTTGGTGACGATAGATCCTGTTTAGTAGTCAGACATGGATGCTGCATTATAGATGCAAAAGAATACCGTGGATTGTCTACAAAAGAGTTTGCAGAAAAGATTAAAGAGTATTGCCAAAAGTATGAAACACCAAGGCAATCGCAATTCAAAATACCTGTGCTTATTGATGAGGGTGGTGTAGGTGGTGGTGTGGTTGATAACAAAGGTGACTATATGTTTTACGGTATTAATTCATCTGGTGAAGCACCAAGGTGGCGGGAGTTTCCAAACATGAGATCCGCACTCTGGTTTGAAGCAGCAGAGCTTGCGATGGAAGGCAAAGTTTCAATCGGACATCTTCCGCTTCATATGCGTGAAAGAATGATGGAAGAACTTAGAACACCAGTATACATTGTGGATACGAATGGCAGAAGAGTGGTCGAGTCTAAGGACATGATGAAGCGAAGACTCAAGCACTCTCCTGACCTTGCAGATGCTTTTAACTTAGCTCTGATGTCGATCCCTCGGATTGGGATTGAGAAGGTGATTGGTCATTTATAACGATGTACATTGATCCAGCACCATTTGCATCTCTGCTTTTCCTGATTGAAATTTCACCGCAATCTTGAAGGTATCGAATTGCATCGTCAACCGATTGCCCGCTGTGTACGATCTTCCTGAGATGTCTTTTAGCATCAATCATCTTTACACCATACACATCTGGTTCGATTTCATTCAATGAATCCTTGATCATGTTTAGTAGTTTGTCTGTAATTTCACCGAACTTGGTATCGCTTACCATGACTGTATTAGCGGTCTGCCTTTTGTTAACCTCACGAACAAATTTAAATCCAGAAGTTACTCCAGCTAGGGAAATTGTGTCAGCGTTAATGTCTTGGCTTAATTCCCACAGGCAAGCTATTTTCAAAGCTAATTCTGGAAGTCTAGCACATGAAGATGCTTTTTCTTCTTCGCTGTTTTTCTGGTACTTGGAATAAAGGTCATCGTTTTCCCACACCTGAGTTTGAAAGAATTCTAACGCATCTTCATCAAGTAAAAGAATTTTTGAATCCCTTTCAATCTGGTTTAATGGAGCATTTCCAAGTGCATCAAGCTTAGTATCTTGCATGAATTCCTTGATCACTCCAGGCACAAGGTTTTCATTCATGGCAATCAATCGTGCAGCAACTTCAACCAAGTATTCTGGAATTGGTTCTGATACTGACATACCCCGAAGATTCATTCTGCCTCGAATTGCAGATTGTAAAATCAGCAACCTATTGTAAAAACCTGACCGAAGCATCTTAGGTGATAGTGCCTTAAAATATTCTTCGGGAGTTGATGAGGTCATAATCGAAAGAAATGGATAGCGAATAAAGTTTTCTGAGTCCGCATCACCCGCTTTAGCTCTTCTCTTAATATAATTTGATGTGAACAGTTCTAACATTGTTCCCATGACATCATTAAACCTTGTATCACCCGATTTAGCTTTCTCAAGATCAAATGCACCTTCATCAGCCATAAGAAATTTCGGGCCTTGAATTACTTTTTCTTCAAGCCCTTCACGGCTTCCTACTTTCGTCATTAAAAGGCTTGCGTTATCAATTTCCATACAGATTCTAGCGTTCAATTTTCGTGGAAAATCTTTGCCCGAAGCTGTCAAACCAAGCACAACAATATATAGGTTAAGCTTAAGTTCATTCGGCCCCATGATGCATCTTCCCACCAAAGCAGAGAACATACCTAAAGCAGATGCAGCAGCAATTCTCTTTTCTGGGTATAGTGCGTTCCTCATGCAGTAGTCAATGTAAGTGTCGATCCAACCTGGAAAAGAAATGGCATCATCAGGCACAATGTCTACGGTTCTAATTTGTTTAACTTTACCCGATTTCGTTGTTTCAAGAAAATCCCATCTAGTTTCGTTCACAGGTTCATCTTCAATTTTGTCTATTGAATACTTAGCAAAAACCTGTGCGTAAAATGTTTTCCACTCCCTGCTCCCTGGTTGCCATCCTCGACTCATGCAGTAAACATAATCTTTAGTGAGCGGTATGTTTGGACTCAATCTCCAGTCTAATGGACTGAAATTCCAATAGCGATCCATGCCACCATTTTTGCACCCTGCAATTGCGTTAGGTTCTCTGCCTGATGAATCAGGATGCCACACCATGAAGTAATCATGCCTGACCTCAACTACTCGGTAAGAATCTGGAAGAATTTCGGGCCAAGAAGTTTCTGCTCGCCATTGATCCAACGCAGTCTTTTTGCCTATCTCTTTGTACTGGTAAGGTTCTTTATTTAGCTCGATGAATCTCTTTGCTGCTTTTTGATCATACGACTGAGCAAATGACATAAGAAATTCATGTTCATCCGCAGTAAGCATTGGTATGGTTGCAACATCACCATGAATCATTTTATATGGCTTAACTAATCCATCAATTTTTGAGACTGCCTGAGAATAGAAACCAACTACATATCCACCCGCCCCCCTTGTTTCAATTAACGGTGGAGCAATCTTTTTGGTCGATCCTTTAGCTTTAGCTTCGGCTAACCACTTCTTACCATTGTCTGTAGACATTACCGCCAATTCACGGCACTTTGATTTACCTAGTGGCAAATAGTAGAAAATGTGTAATCCTTCAGATGGTGTTGTTTCCACACATCCGCAAAGCTTATCGTGTAGTTCTTTGCTAGTTGCTTCTAGGTCAGGTAAGAAGTCAATCGCCACTTTAGGGCAATCAATATCAAGGCACTCAAGATCCTTGTTTTTACCAACAACTGGGCCACAATTTATAGCTATCCCTGCTACATTTGCGTGGCTAAAATCTATCTCGATTTCGAGGTCTGATAGCGGGTTAGCTCTAAGCTCAACTATGCGGTTAGTTCGCTTAATTACTGGGGTTTTATCGACCTTAGTCGAGAAGACTGATAGCCCCTGTTTACGAACTCGCAAAGCCTGTTTTTTTATTTCTTCCAAGGCACACCTATTCCTTTGATTTTGTTGTTAAATTGGTTAAGATAATGATGCTGGGTCTGCTTCCTCCCAGCACAGGGGGAGTGGTTTCACCCTTTCGCCATTCCCCCGCTTATTACTCGATTGCTCTGAAAGGAATAACTATCGATATGATAGTACCCCTTTTCATTTATGTGTGCTTTAATAGCAGTTGGTTTGGGAATGGTATCTAACCACTCTTGGATTTGCAAGCTTTCTTTATTCATGTTCCAATGCTTATCTGGTAAACCTTTTGCACCAACAGACTTAAGCCATTTCCAAACTATAAATTCTAATCCATGCTTAAGAGAGTGATAGCATCGAATTAATTTACCTTCAAGCGTTTCGTGTGTTTCGAGTATACAAGGATCTGATGCAGGGGTTTTGCGATAAATTGTATATCCAGTAGCTACGATTTCGTACTGCTTGGGTTGTCTTCCCGCAAGTATTTCGCCATTGGTTTGACTAGCAGAAAGTTTCTCAGGGAATAAAGATTCTTCCTCTTTAGGTTTGAAGTATCCGCAAGAAGGACAAATGATATTGCCAATCCTGTGTATGAGATTGCATGAAGGGCAACGCTTCACTTTAGCTGCTGGAAGTTCAATGCCTTGGGCATCAACTACAATCTGATCGATGCAACCATGCCTGAGAGCGTTGTCACCGAAATCAAGTATCAAACAGTTCTCTTTATCTGGAGCTAATCGAAATCCCCGCCCTACCATTTGATACCACAACCCCTTCGACATGGTTGGCCTCATTACCACAACGCAATCAATCCCAGGGGCATCAAAACCTGTGGTAAGTACAGCTACATTTACCAACCATTTAAAACTGTTAGCCCGAAATCCATTGATTAAAAAATCTCTAATCGTTGAATGGGTTTCGCCTGTTATCATGTTTGCTGATTGGTTCTGCTTCTTTAATTCATTAAGGATCATTTCAGCGTGTTTAATCGATGAAGCAAACACCAATACAGATTTTCTTGAAGATGCTTTTACGATTGCTTCTTTAACGCTGGATTGAACAAGATCAGCGTTTTCGAGAATCGCATCAAGATCCTTAGAGAAGTATTCACCCGCTCTGATTCTGACATTTTTTAGGTCAGGTGAATCACTTGTACCCATTGTTACTAATGGTGAAAGAAAACCTTCGTCAATCAAATCTCGCACCCCTATTGCATAGCAGCAATTGTCAAAAGTCTTTTCTTTGTGTCCAAAGATGATTCCGCTCTGAAGTCGATATGGGGTTGCAGTTAAGCCAACCACTTTAACTCTAGAGTTTGAAATCTTTGCCTGAGACAGAAACTTTCGATACATGGTTTCTTTGTTCTGGGAAATCAAGTGGCATTCATCAATCATAATGAAATCCAGATAACCAAAGTCAGCACCTTTTTTGTACACACTTTGTATCCCAGCAATTGTCAATGGCTTTACTTCTCTGCGTTTCAATGCAGCGGAGTAAACCCCGATTGATTCGACAGGAAGCCCTGTTGTGGTAGCGTAATGTGTACAAGTCTTTGATGATTGCTCTAGCAGTTCTTTTACATGAGACAGAATCATTCCCCTGCAATTTGAATTGGCTTCAAATGATCGTCTGATTATCTCAGCCATGACTCTAGTTTTCCCGCCACCAGTTGGGATTACTATTACAGATGAATGCCCAGGGCGATCATTCTGAAATTGAAATAGAGAATCCACGGCATCTTTTTGGTATTTTCTTAACATTATTTATCTCTCCCAAATTCACCATGAAGTTTTTTTCTTGCTTCTATAGAAACCTTAATTGCATCTTCTTTATTTTCATAAAGGCCAAAA